TTCGCCCACGTCCAGCCGGCGAGGATCAGGATCAGCAGATAGGCCATGATGCCTCCGATCAGAATCCGGTCGCGTGGACCGAGTAGCGGACCCGCACGCGCATCGTGCTGTCGCCCGTCGCGTACTCGCCATCTCCGGCGTTGTGCAGCACCAGCGCCGCGTTTGCGACCGCCGCCACGTCCTTCACCGCGATGGCGGTAGTCATGTCGTCGGCCGCCGAGTCGATGAAGCCAGTCGCCTCGATCGTCTCGGATGCCGCCGCGCCGGAGCCATCGGTGTATTTCACCGCGAGGTTGTCGGCCGTCTCGGTGTATTGGGCGGTGCCGTAGTCGAGAAACAGCACCGCCGAATGAAACTCGAGCACGCTGCCCGCACCGGGGGCAGCGACCAGCGTCTTCGGCGTCGCGCGCAGGGCCAGCAGCTCGGCCGAGCTGACCGTGACCTCGGCGGTCTGGATCAGGTCGGGGTCCACGTCGGCGGTCAGGATCGCGTTCGCGGGGATCTTCGCGGCGGTCACCGCGTCGTCGGCGATCTTCGCCGTCGTCACTGCGTCGGCAGCCAGGTGCGCCGTCTGGATCGTCGGCCCGTATCGTTCGGATGTCCTGGGCATTTCGATCTCCTTGGGCGAGCGGCCCGATGACCGCCCGCCGGAAGTGTGACGCTAGGCCACGGCGTCCTCGATCAGGTAGCCGGCGATCGAGTCGTCACTACCGTCCTGGCAGATGAACTGAATGTCGTAGTTCCGCGACGCGATCAGCTTGATGGCCTTGTTGCGCCGAGCCTCTCGCTCGATCGCGGCCTGCACGCTGGTGAAGGTGTAGCCATAGGTCGGGATGCCGATGCCCGGTGCGGGAGCAACATACGCCACGACGGCATGTTTGCCCCACACATCGGCGAGCACTTCATCGGCGCCCTCGTTCGCCGTGTTGTTGATCCCGCCCGCGACAGCGAAGCGGGTGATCCCTGCAGCGGCGAAGAACCGAGTAAAGAGCTGCTCGTCGGGGAGCGCGTTCGAGTGTCGCTTGGTGAACTCGATGATGTCCGGGTGCTGCGCGAGATGCTCGAAGACATCACCCGAGACAACCAGCGTGTTCGCCTTGCGGCCGACCTTCTTGCGCACCGCATTGCTGGCCGCGAGGATATGCCCGACCGGATCGGAACTGTCGTCGCTCCACTGATCGGTGCCCGAGAGCTGCGTCCGGTTCGAGGTGGGATAGTTCGCCTGAGTCGTCGCCTTGGTCGCGATGGCCTTCTCAAGGTCGAGATTGAGAAGCTCCATCAAGAAGACGGTCTTATCCTGGAAAGGACGCAGCGGCGAATCGCTGTTGCGCAGCTCGGTGTCGGTCACCTTGTCCGAAATCCCGTGCTGCACGCAGGCGAACGTCTGAGTGGTGCGGCCGTCGCTGACCTCGGGCGGATCCGTCCCGTCCTCCCACACAGAAGAGGTATTCCCGTCGCCGAAGATCTGGCGTTTACCCACCGTGCCATAGACGAAATACTTATCACTGTCGGTGTTGGTCTTCAGCTCCGGGAACAGCGCCGCGCCGACGAACTCGGCATTGGTGTAGCCGAGCGCGTAGTTGGTCAGCGCCCGGTCGACGTGAACATCACTTTTATAGAGCGGCATCGCGTCCTCCTATGCGTCGCTGGCGTGGGTGGTCCCGATGCCGGGATTGACGAAAACGGTGCCACGTTCACCGTCGTCGCCGGACTCGACGAGCATGCCGATGCAGAAGTCTCCTGCGCCGTCGGCCTGCTCGGCCTTCCCGGTTGCCATCGTGGAGAGCAGAGCGCCAGCGCTCAGGCTGGACTCGCCCATCTCGACCGGCGACAGCCCAAAGATGCGCACGACGGCGCTCTCCCCGGCGGTGCCGTCCGGCTTGTTCTGCAACACGCCGATGACGGTTTCCGCCGCCGAACTCGCCAGCGCGACGGTGTTGTCCGCCGACAGCTTGACGATGAAGTGCTGCTTCTCGGAGAGGTCGGTCGCGCAATCAAGCGTGAGGTCGACCCCTGCGGCTCCTTTGGCCATGTTTCTACTCCTCGGCGCCGGCGTAGGCCGCCGCCAACTTGGGATCGTCGCTCAGTACGCGGTTGCACGCATCGGCGTAGGGGAGGGACGAGTCGGCGTCGCAAAGCTTGCGCGCCCGGTGATCGATGATGTCGGAGGCGGACCTGGTGTCCGTCGCCACGGTGTCGTCGCCGATCTCGGGAGCGGACGCGCTGCCGGGGGCCGGGGACAGAAGGGGGTGTTGGTGCATGTCGCCCAGGATCTTGGCCATGGGCTCGACGCCGATCAGCCTGGTGCGCTCGACCCAGTCGTCGCGCTTGGCCGCGAGGATCTTGCCGTCCTTGATCGCGCCGTCGACGAGCGCGGCGGACTCGCGGGACACCTCGCGCGATTCGAGCTCAGCCACGCGGGACACCATGTTAGCGTTCGCGTCCTGGAGCTGCCGCTCGCGGTCGGTGGGGGCGCCGTCGCCGGAGGTATCGCTGTCGCTCTTCTCGCCCAGGGCGATGATGGCGGCGGAAGCGTCGTCGTCGGTGAAGCCCTCGGCCAGGCCGAGAACCTCGATGGCTTTGCTGTTGAGTGCCATGCTGTCGTCTCCTTGGCTCTCGGGGAGCCGGGGGGTGCCGGTCCCGGCGGGCGCCGAGATCCATTGTCGTCTGATCTGCTCGGCGGTCGCCTCGCTCATGGCGAGCGCTGGCTGATCGTCGAGGAAGGGTATTGGGGTGAATGCGACAGACTTTAGGCGCAGGCCGACGGGCTTGCCCGCATTCGCCCCGGACTTGGCACGAGCCTTCTCGCTGTAGACGGGCGAGGTGTATTTGATCTCTTCGGCCTCGGCCATCTCGCGGGCGCGCTTGGTCAGCCGGGCGAGCCCGACCAGGTGGCGGGGGCCGCGCCGCACCAACGAGAAGATCCAGCCCGCGGCCGTCGCCTGGTCCTGCGCGGATGCGTTGCCGCCCTCGGTCGCGTGCGCGTAGTCCAGGGCAATCTCGCGACCGCCAGACTTGAAGTTGGCGACAGCCTCGTCCAGGTTTTGCGGCGTAATCTCGAAGTCGCCGTAGCGGGGGTCGTGGTATTTCCCCGCCGCGAGCACCGGGACCTCGGCGATCGTTCCGCCATCGGGGGGCGCCGGCTCGCCTTCCAGCGGCTCGCGCAGGGCCAGCGCCGAGCCGACATCGACGAAACGACGATCGGTCATCTCTTGCTCGGCGACGGCAGCGTTCGCGGCTTTCATCGCCTCGCTCTCGTCGCCGTCCTGTTCGATCACGCGATTGAAAATCGCCACCCATCGGGCGCGATCCTCTTCGCTGCGCCCGGCGACGTGGTCCGGTAGCTTCGGGTCGCTCGGTCCGGTGTATGGCATCAGCGCAGCTCCCCCGTAAGCGTCGGCGCAACGGTCGTCGAGCCCGCCGCCACCGTCGCGGTGCAGTAGATCATCTCGTAGCCCTCATCGACCAGGGCGAAGGAGTGCTCGGTGTTGGCGGCGAGGGTCGCGAGTGTCGTCACATCGGCGTGCGCGTAGGTCTCGGGGGACGTGATATCGGACGATCCATCGAGCCAGTCCTGTCGCGACGCGGCGTAGACGGTGAAAGCGTTTAGCGCGGTGGAGCCGGTATTGGCGATCGAGATGCGCGGGCTCCGTATGTGCCCGACCGGGTAGGGGCCGAATACGGCGGTGGCGCTGGTCCCCACCGTGACCGCGGCGAACTCCTCGCGACACACGTGATTCCCGCCGCCGGCCGCCTCATAAAGCACGCCGCAGTGGATCCATTCGTCCGTGGTCGGCGACCCGCTCGATACAGACAGCACCAGCCGCACCTGGATCTCGCCGGGGTAGCTCGGGATGGCCAGCGGGATCAGCATCGGCGTCGTGCGCGACAAAATCGACTGGCCGCCGAGCCGAGGGAACCGGCCGAGCACGATCGACGAGCCGCTGGTCAGCGTGCGCCCGCGGATCTCGATCATAGCCGAGGTCTCGGTGTCGTCGATCGCCAGCGCGATGAGCGAGACGGAAAGCGGGCCGGCCAGCCCAGCGGTCGATGACCAGTCGGTCTCGATCACCGACTCCGTGGTGCCTGCGGTGCCGTCGCTCCATCTGTGCTGGGCGATCGAAAGTAGCTGCTGAGCGGGCATTACGCCTCCGTGTAGATCCATACGCAGCGACACCATTCGCGGCCGTCGCATCCGTCTGAGTAGGCCGACGGCCGCAGTGGCGGTGACATCGCGTCGTACTGGTTCGAGCCGACTTTGACGGTCGCGCCGTCTGCCGCGCGGCAGGGAGCGCAGGTCGCGCCATCGAGCACGCTCGAGTAGGTCGCCATCGCCACGCCGGCCGCCGTCGCCACCTGGCGGCGCCCCATCGAGAGCGCCCCCCATATCCGGCCAGCGGCAGCGCGCCTGATCGGCCCATCGGAGAGTGCCCCGGTTCTGGCTAGCACTGCGCCGACATCCTCGACGCCGGCGACCTTGGCCCCCTCGATCGCGTCGAGCAGCTCGGCGATGAACGGGGCGAGAATCTTGTCTGTCACTAGCTCGGCCTGCGCGACCAGGGTGCGCGCGAACTCCGGCGCGGTTGCCGGCGCCTCGGCAAGCTTGACGCCGGCCCTGTCCAGCTCCTCGCGCACGGTGCGCTGGCCGAAGCGATACATGCCGGTCAGCGCCTCGCGAACCCTTGCCAAAATCGCCCTCCGCTTCGATCGGACTACGCCCTCGATGGCGCGCATCCGGTCGATGTCGAGGTCGGGGCGCCGCAGCTCGGCGCGGATCCTGGGGGTAATCGCCTCGGCGATGTCCTGGCGGATGGCGCCAATCTCGGCCGCGAGCGCTGCGGCCGTGGCCCGCGGGGTCTCGTCGAGCTCCTCCCACGCGACCAGCTGCTCGGGCCCGGTCAGCGGGCGCCAGGAGCGGAACGTCGATGACTCGGCGAGCACCCAGGGCGCGGGGCGGTCGTGGAGCTCGGCGGGGGGCTCGCCGGGGCGGTTCTCCGGGCCGACTGCGGGGGTGGGCTCCGGGGCGGGGCCCGGCTCGTCCTCGATCTCGTCCTCGGTGCGCTCTGGCATCCCTAGCCTCGCCCGCGTCCAAGTCTCGTCCTCCGGCGTCCACGTCAGCGCGCCATTGTCCTTCGCTGCAAGTGCTGCCGAAACCAGCTCGTTGCCGTCGTCGACCTGGATAGCGCCCACGGAGAGGGTCGGGGCGGCGGCGCCGGGGTCGTTCAGGAGCGTGATCTGGTCACAGAGCTCCTGGAGCACGTCGCGCATGTAGCCCGCGACCGCCTGGAGTCCGAGCACCACGTAGCGGCTGTGCACCTCGGCGAGCGCGTAGGCCCCCCCCGCGCCCGACTGGCCGAGCTGGAAGAGCTGCCCGCCCGCCGCCTCGGCCATCTCCTGGCGCAGGTCGCGGATGGCGTCGAGCACCGGCGCCACGTTCGCCATTGTGGCGCCGCCGCCGAAGAGCCCGAGCCGCGCGCCGTAGGGCACCCGCACGTAAGCCTTTTCGTGGACGGCGAGATCCTGGAGGGTGGTCTCCTCTTCGTCATCGGTCCCGTGCGGGGCGCCGCCTGGCGTGGTGCGCTCCAGGACCGGGATGCCGGCGGCGAATCGGCTCGCGTGGATCCCGAGCGCACGCCAGAGCCGGCCGCGAAGAAAGTGCGGGCGGTAGAGCGGGCGCCATCCGGGCGTGCCGAACCAGTTCGACCCGCGGCGGTCGTTCCACAGCGCGAGCAGCCGCTCGGCGGGGACCTCGACGCCGGCGCGGTAGGCGCCATCGAGCCAAAGGTCTTGTGCGAACCCCCCGAAGTCGTCGTAGCCGCGGGCGCCCGGCAGCCATCCGGCGATGGTGCGAGGGTGCCGCTCGCTGACCCGCGCGAGCACGTACTCGCCGCCGGTGAGCTCATACTCCGGCGCAAGAAACTGGCACCCGCGCCCCCGGTAGCGGTGTGCCGCGCTCAAGATCGAGCGCCACGCGAGATCACCACGCCGGTCGAGGAGCTGCGCGCGGCAGCGGTCGGCGTTCCGCTCGTCGCGGTCGTCCTTGCCGGCCGGCACGATCGCCCACTCGGCGGCGAGGATCGGGAGCAGCTCAGCCTGCGAGAGGCCGACTACTTTCGGGTCCGCCTCCATCCTGTCGAGCGTCTCCCATCGCGTCGCCCCCTGCCACGCCGCAGAGTAGTCCACGTCCTCATCGGAGATCTGGCCCATGATGATCGTGGTGCCAGTCCCCCCGGGCGCTATCCCGGTCAGCCGGGCCGGCTGATACGGCCGTCCCCAGCGATCGAGGATCGGCTCGGCGAGCGCGAGCGCGCCATTCGTGCCGTGTGGCTCCGCGGACACGTCCATGCCTACGGTGTAGTCGACAAAAACGTCGAGGTCAAGCCCTCTTGCGGTGCACGGTCGACGATATCGTCGAGATCAGCCCGGGGATCACCAGTCAGAGAAGCCGATTCCCGCGCCTACGCCGGCAGGGGCGCGGCCGTTCCGGCCGGGCCTTGCGGCCCGCGGCCTGGTCGCGAGCACCCGGTAGCGCACCTCGTCGGCGATATGGTCCTCAGCGTCGGTGTCAACGTCGTCCATGTCGCGCGACGACCGCGGGAGCGCGGGGATGGTCCGCTGGAATTGATCGCACAGCTCGGAGACGAAGAGGCCCGGCCTCTCTCGCGGACCATCGCCCGGCACCGCATCGCGCAGCATTCGGCGCAGGAGCTCCCACCCCCGCTTCCGCGAGCCGCTCGACTTGTCGCCGGGGATCCAGTGGCACCCCTCGGCGCTCATGTCCACGGCGATCGACATCGCATTCTCGACACCGAAGATCGAAGAATCGGCCGGGCCCGGCCGCACCCGCACCCTAATCGCCCCCCGCTTCGATCGGACCACGCCGATCCCCATCGCATCCTCGCGCGCGAAGATCCCCCGCGCGATGTCAGCGGCGAGCATCCGCGAGCCCTCGTTCGGGCGCCCAGTCCACCCATACCACTCGGCGAAGCGGTAGAGGTCGCCGCGCACGGTCGGGCGTCGGGTGCCGTCGCGGAGGATGAGATCGGTGCCGTCGGACTCGGCCCACCAGCCGACGCTGAATGGCTTGCTCGAGCCCCAGTCGAAGCTCCGATCGAGATACCAGCTCCCGGGCGGGTCGAACGCCGGAACGACGTGGTGGCGCGGCTGCCAGAGGTCGTCGATCATCCCGCCGGCGACGATATCCCAGGAGCCATCGAGCCAGGCTGCGAGCTCGGCGGGGTTGCGCGCGGCGGCGCGGATCCGGTCGATGTAGTGAGGATCAGCATCGAGCAGAATCCGGTTCTCCTCGATCCGCCCGTGGATCGCGACGCGGGCGGGCTCTCGGTTCCCGTCGGCGTCCACTGCGTCGTCGATCACCCGCTCGCGCCAGGCGGGGAGGCGGAATCGGCCCCTTACCCAATTATGCCCCGGGCCGTACGGGTTAGCGGTCGCCCGGATCTTGCGCGGGGCGCCCTTCGCCGAGGACCGACAGCACGACATCATCCGCCGGTAGCCCTCATCGGTGGGCCAGGTGCAGAGCTCCTCCCACCCGATCCATGGATACTCGTGGCCGTGATACTGCCAGTAGTCGTCGGGGCGCGCGAAGTGGCGGAGCAGGAGCTGCTCGCCGGTGGGCCAGGTCCATTCGTGCGCGCCGATGTTGTAGGTCGCGGCCGGCCAGATCCGGGGAAACCATTGCCGCGTTTTCGCTATCACGTCCCCGAGCTGCGGGTAGGTGCGACGGAAGAGCACCCCTCGCCACGCCTGGCCGTGGCCGTGGCCGACGTGCTGGGCGAAGTCCATCACGAGCGCGTCGGTCTTCCCCGGGCCGCGCGTGCCCTCGTAGAGCACCTCGGGGATCGGCGAGGAGAGGAAGGTCGTCTGCGATCCGGGCTGCGGCACCCACGCTGCGCCGGCCACCATGCGCCGGCCCCTACGAATCGGCGCGCCCGCCATCGCCTTCGTCGGGGTCGGAGCCGGCCGCCTGATCGCCGATCGGGCCCTTGTCGTAGGTCCGGCGCCAGGTCTCGGGGTCCATCATCCCCGGAACCACGAGCGCCCCGCCCTGGGTGGTCACGTCGACCCGGTGGACGTCGCGCTCCTCGCGGCCACGCCCCCACGACTCCGGGAATCGGCGAGCGAGATAAAACTTCGCCGCATCGATGTTTCCGTTCTCCGCGACCCGCTTCACTACCTGAGCCACGGACCGCTCAGCCTCAGCCGTAGCGCGCGCAAGATCAGCCCGTAAGCTCTCGTCGTTTTTCTCCCACCGCCCCAGCGTCGTTTTCCCAATCCCGAGGAACGCGGCGAGGGTAGCCCTCGACATCCCCATCTCCGCCAGGCGGATCAGGTCTTCCCGCCGATCGGGCGTCAGACGGTCGAGCTTACTCGGCATCGAGCACCCCCGTCGAATCGATATGCGGCATCGAAGAAATAACGCGCCAAGCGCTGCTTCGCACGCTCAGATACGGGTTCTCCATCGGCTGGGCGGTTCGCGGATGCGCGACCACGGCTCCATTGAGGCGTACATTTTCGTCCGCTTCGACGTAGGTGGCCACCGCATCGGCGAACATTCGGAGCGACACGCGCGCAACCCCCTCGTTGTGCGCGTCGAGCGCGCTCAGGATGGTGTCGGCATCCATGTCTTCAGCCCCTCCATCGTGGGGAATAGCTCACCGACACCGGAGCGTTCGCGGATCTCCGTCAGCGTGCTGATGTCATCGGCTACGGAAAGACCATCCTCGATCTCGCGGACCATCGCGAAACCATCGCACCCCTCGGTGAGGTCAAATTGTTCAAAGCGAGGGTTGAAGTTCAAGTTCATCGAGCCCCGCAAAAGCAGCTTGAACCCGCCCCCCTCGACCGTGGCGATTTTTGCGTGATTGCGCGCATAGCGGACCGCGGCCGGCCCAAACGTTTTCTGCCACGACGCCACCGCATCGGGGCAGTGCTTCCGCGCGCGGCCGTCGATGATCAACCGGCCGTCCGAGACCCTCTCGTGAGAGTAAAGCGCCGCGAAGGTATCGATTTCGTAGTCGGCGACGGTCCACGTCCAGATCGATACGGAGGCCCGGCCCACCGCCTCGACGCAGTAGAGCACGGCATCGACCATCGAAAACTGCCCTCGCGTGAGGGCGAAGATCGCCATCTCGGGGCGTATCTCCCCGATCGTCGCAGCAGCAGACTGGTAGGCATCTGCGGCATGCTCTCGCCGCCACGTTTTCGAGCCGACTCCATTCGTAGCCATGTAGCCATCCTAACCCACCGGCGTGCCGGCGGGAATCCTGGCCGCCATGGCGATGCACGCGGCGTCGGTGACGTGGTCGGGGAGCTCGGGCGGGATCCCCTCGATCGCGGCGAAGGCGAACTGCTGCGCTGCGGTCTTGGGTGCGCCGGCGGGGAGCCTCAGCCGCCGGTGCCAGTCGACCGCGCGGATGGGCGGCTCCGCGAGCTCGATGCCCATGAGCCCCGCCAGTAACGCGCCCATGGCCATTCCGTGCGGAACCGCCGTGCGGCGGAATCGGGCGATCTCCGCCGCTGCCGCGCGGCCGCCAGGCGATCGACACGTCGGGCACGCGCGCCGATCGCTACGCCCCCCTCCGGCGCGTGCCTCGTAGTCCTCGATGGCGGCGACCATACGCATAACGACGCCCCCGCGCTGATGCGCGAGCCATCGGTTCGCCTCTTCTGCGGTGCTTCTGGCGCCCCACAGCATTCGCTCCAGGCGGCGCGCCAGCGGCCACGTCGGATCCGTGCGGATCTCCCGGCCGTCCACCCATCGAGCCGAGCTGCCCTCGCGGTAGATGACGGCGAGGCCGGCGTGGGCCAGGCCGGGGTCGATGCCGAGAATGATCGTCATCCGAATAGCCTCCCCTGGGCTGGGCTCAGGCACGACGGCGAGAACCAGATGCGCTCGCGGTGGGCGTTCTCGCGACCGCGTTTGTCCCCCAGGCTCGCGTAGCCCCCGTGCGCCTTCCACGCCTCGACCGCCCACCCCTCGTGCTCCAGCTCGGTATGGATCTCATTTTCGTAGCCGCACAGGGCGATACGGATCTTGGGCTCCTGCCCCCACCGCCGACACCACGCCAGGACATCGGCCGCGATGTCGGACTCCTCGGTGTAGATGGCCGACATCCGCACCGCGTGCGAGTAGGGCGGGTCGAGGAACACGCCCGTAACGCCACCGTCGGTGACGCGCAGGGTCGCAGTGGAGTCGCACACCCGCGCCCAATCGCCGGACGCGACGCGGACCCGGCGCAGCCTCTCTGATAGCTCGCGCATCCATGCGACGATGGCGCGCCGGCGATTCACCCCCATGCCCCTGCCGATGTGGATGCGCCGGCGCTGCACCCCCCGGCCCTCACCCCTCGCGCGGATGAGCTGGCGGTCCCCATCCCCCACGTCAACCGATTGCCACGGACCATTCCCCGAGCACCACCCCCCACCGATCCACGACGCGATGCCCCACACCCACCAGCCGGCGATGCGCGCGTCGTAGTAGGCCGGATCGCCCTCTAGCCGCGCCCGGAGACGTTCGCGTTGCTCAACAAGCCATGCGTGGCGGGCGTGTAAGTCGTTTTCGTTCGCCGGCCAGTCGGCTTCGTGGGCCACGGCGTCGGGATCAGCGGCGACCGCGCGCCAGAAGTTCGCGATGAATCCATCGAGATCGTTCACTGTCTCGGCGCCCGCGGATGGCGCCCCGCCGGGCCGACCGAGCAGGACCGCGAGCGATCCGGCGAACGGCTCGATGTAGTTTGCCGGCTGGCCGAATCGCCCCCAGATAATCGACGCGACGCAGCGCTTGCCGCCAAACCACGGGAAGGGGGCATCGATTGGGTGGGTGGTCATGGTCATTCGACCGCATCCTCGATGTAGATCCCCCACCCCGGGGGACCCTCTCGCGGAGCTTGTTAGCGGGAGAGCAGCGAGATTAGCGGGAATCCCGTTAGCGAGCTTCCTCAGTTGGTGCAAGCGGAGCTTGTTAGCGGGAGAGCGGCGAGATTAGCGGGAGAGCAGCGAGATTAGCGGGAATCCCGTTAGCGAGCTTCCTCAGTTGGTGCAAGGCGAGCTGCGCGACGACACGGCGCAGGGTTCGCCAGTCAGCGTGTGGTCGCATCAATCGGAGTCCCTCAGCCGAGCGACGGTCCGATCGAGCATCGCGCTGATACTGGTCGGGTCGCTCTCGCGGTGCTCGCGGGCGGGGGGGACGAATCGGCCGTTTCGGTCGTAGTCGCGGTCTTCGAGGCGCACCTGCTCGGGGGTCGCGAGGACCTGCTGCACGATGCCGGCGAGTCCGGTGATGGTCGTCGCCTGCTTGAGCTGGAATCGGTCATTCGACCGCCACGCCGCGAGCGCCGCTCGCTGGAGCTGGGTCGGCGAGTAGCTGGCGACCAGGTGCTTGACCGCCGCGCCGTCCTTGCCGCCCTGGAACACGTACCGCTGCTCGTTGTGGAAGCCCGGGTAGTGCTGGTGCCACCAGTCGACGAACTGCTGGTGCTCCGGGTTCGGCGGCTGCTTCGGCGCAGTCCTTTTCTTGGCGCGCTTGCGCGGCTCTTTGGGGGGCGGCGGCGCGGCAGCGGCGTCCGCAGGGTTCCCCCGTGGGGGGGTAGGGGGGGGATCTGTATTGCTGCTCTGTCTTAGATCTGAAGAAGGGGGGACACGTCCGGGGGACGCGGGGGGGGACTCGGGGGGGGGCCGTGTCCCCCCTCGGCGTTTTCTATCGACACCAGCCCCATCCCATCAAGCCGCTTTATACCTCGGCGGACCTGCGCCGGATCGAGTCGGAGCGCCCGGGCGAGGGCCTTCGTCGAGCCGGTGTAGGCGCCAGCGTGCTGGCCGGCGGTGTCGATACACAGGCAGATCTCGACGTAGATGCGGAAGAGGCGGGGGTGGCGGTGGCGGATCGAGGCAGACGCACGGTCCAGGCGCGCGAAGCTCAGCCCCATCTCACCTATCCCTGCCCCGGACGCGCGAGCCCCCGGCAAGCGGGGGGAGCCTGCCAGGGCGTGAGTACCTTGGGGGATCTTGAGTACCTTCGGGCGGAGTCCAGCCGCACCAGCTCTCCGGCGAGCACGGCGCGGCCCTCGCGGGAGCAGCGCCAGCAGCGCCAGGTGCCATCGTAGAGGCGCACGACGCACATCCGGTCGGCGTCGAGGCCGATCTCGCAGAAGCCGCCGCACCAGGGGCACGACACGGCTACGGCGGCGAGGTCGGGGGGCGCCCAGGAGAATGCCGAGAGCGGCACGGTGGGCGCGCGCGCGGGCGCGGCGGTGGCGGTGGCGGT